GCCGAAGGCTGCGACCTGGACCAGGTCAGCCGGGCGTTGGGACGCCTCACCCAGATGCTCAAGGCGCAGCGCCAGATCTCGGGCGAGGCCGCCGACAGCTTTCAGCAGGCCCTGGCGGAGGTGTTGGACGGGTTGGAGGAGGAGCTTGGTCTTGGGCTCGGCTAGGCAGTTGGGGAAGTCTGTGGGGCGGCTGTGGAAGGTTGTCAGTCGGCCAGGGAAGTCTGCCGACTCACGCCCTCGGCCCGACCCGGCTTGTGAGTTCGGGCTGGTGGTCGATGAGCGGCTCAGGGATCTGCAAGCGGACGTAGCCGGGATCAAGCGGCTGCTGGTGGCGCTGCTGTTGGCCGTCATGGGGGCGCTGATTGGGCTCGTGGCGGATCTATTGGGCGCGATCTAACGGGGAGATAGGACTTGAGCTTGAGTGAGAATCATTCAAGAGGCGCTACGTCGGGCGCTGCTCGACATCGAAGTATTTTCGAGAAAGGTCTTGGGGCGACCCCTGCGCCGGTACCAGCTCGAGGTAGCGCGGGCGATTCTAGACAGCGTGCTCAACTGCAAGGGGCTGGAGATTGCGGTGGTATTCTCACGTCAGTCGGGCAAGAACGAGCTGGCGGCCCACCTGGAGTGCTTTCTGCTCAACTTATACTCGCGCATCCCGGGGGCTGTGATAGTGAAAACAGCCCCGACCCACAAGCCGCAGTTGATCAACTCAAAGCGCCGCCTGGCCTGGGCGCTGGAGAACCCCTGGAACCGGGGCGTGTGGCAGAAGGAAGAGGGTTACATCTACTCTCTCGGCTCGGCCAGCATTGTCTTTCTATCCGGAAAACCTGGTACGGACGTGGTCGGGGCGACGGCGTCGTTGCTCCTCGAGTTTGACGAAGCGCAATCATTCAGCGAGTTGAAAGGGGAGCAGGAATTTGCTCCCATGTGCGCCGCCTACAATGCGACTCGTGTCTACTACGGCACGATTCGCACCAGCAACACCTACCTGAGCAAGAAAGTCAAGCAGCTCAGGGCGCTGGAGAAGGCGGATGGGGTCAAGCGGGTGTTCTTCGTGCCCTGGGACAAAGTGGCCGAAGAGGTTCCAGCCTACAAAAAGTTCGTAGAGAGTGAGATAAGCAAGAAAGGCTGGAATCATCCCATCATCAAGATGGAGTACCGCCTCGAGGAAGTGCGAGACAGAGGCGGGATGTTCGACCCTCGCCGGCGCGCCCTCATGCAGGGCGATCACGAGCGTTATAGTGCGCCTCGGCCTGGCCAGGTCTACGCTGCGACGTTGGACGTGGCCGGTATCGATGAGTCTTCCCCTCTTCAAGACCTGGCCAGGCCCGGGCGGGACTACACCATCTCGTACATCCTCGAGGTGGACCTGTCCACGGTGGCTTCGGTAGGCGCGCCGTTGTATCGGGTAGTGGATGTGTGGGTGGATCATGGTTCTAAACATTTCGCCGAACCGGGCAAAGAAAGTGTGGCCACGCAGTTGCTGGCCTGGTATCAGCACTGGCGTATCAAGTACCTGGCCGCCGACGCCTCTGGTGTTGGGGCTGGACTGGTCTCGTTCCTCAGCGGTCAGCTTGGTGAGAATTGTGTGGTTCCCTTCAAGTTCTCGCCTCCGGCCAGAAAGTCCAAGCTCGGTGTAGATTTCTTGGCGGTCGTAGAAACCGGCCGCTTCAAGTACTTCGCTGACGACGGCAGCGCGGACTTTGCCGAATTCTGGACCGAGGTCAGACACACCGCCTACCAGGTGCCCGACGATGGGGACCTGGAGCGCAAGATGAAGTGGGGCGTGCCGGAAACGGCCACCGTCGAGGACTGGGACCCGGCCGGCCGGGTCATCAAGCGGCCAGTGCACGACGATCGCGTCATCGCGGCGGCTTTGACGGCGGTGCTCGATGGCTGTCAGTGGCCACTGGTGCAGGAGAGTGTCTTGATCCGGAGACGGGATGCGATGGAGGACATAGACAGGGGGGAATGGTGAGATGGGAGCAGAGATTATCGATGGCGACGTGAAAGTTGAGCAGTGGGAGCGTGATGGCGATGGCCATGCTATCTGCCCCGACTGTGGCGCGACCATGGCGGCTGATCTGGCTCAGCTAGCAGGAGAGCACCTGCCAGGCTGTCGGCTGGTGCGAGATTTGGGGACTAGGTGGGGCGCGTGGGGGGAATGGTGATGCGTAAATCGGGCTTCCACGTGCAAGCGACATCGCCTCGGCTCATGGAGGCCATCTTAGCCGTCAAGCCCACGTTCATCGCCACTCTGGCCCATGACCGCACCTTCTGGGCAGAGGTCAAGGCGGCCTTGCCTCAGACCCTGCTCGTCGGCCGGCTCTATGAGGAAGGCCAGGACTGGCGGGCTGTGGATCCCTGCTGGTGGGCGGAGCAATGCGCTGAGCTGGGCATGCCCTATGACGCCTGGATCACCTGGAACGAACCGACCGACGTCTACAATGGCATGAGCTTTGAGCTGGCAGCCCGTCACGATAGGTGGTGCTGCGACTTCAGGTGGCGGATCCGCGACTTTGGCTATGAAGCCGTCGCCCTCAACGTGCCTACCGGCCACTTTCACCGCAACGCTGTGGTCAACCTGTTCCCCAACATTTGCCAGACCTTCCATTATATAGGGCTCCACGAGTACTCAGCCCGCTGCATGTGGGACCAGGACCCGAAGAAGCAACGCCACCCCGACGACGTGCCAAGGAATGAAGGGGATCTTATCGGGCGTTGGTACTGCCAGCGCTACCGGGACTGGTACAACGGCATCGTGCAGCGCTGGCCGGAGCGGGCCGGTGATGTGCAGATGGTGGTCACCGAGTCTGGTATCGCCTATGGTACTATGGAGGCGGATCATGGCGACGTGGGCTGGCAGACGGATCTCGGTGTGCAGGAGTACATGCGTTCCCTGCGCTGGTACTTCGAGGAGATGAACCGCGACGACTATTGTCTGGGTGGCGCCATCTTTATGGTGGGCGGCAACCCGGATTGGGCCAGCTTCGAGACGTTGCCTTATTATCATGGATTGTTAGCGATACCAGAGGTGGGTCAGCCTGACCCACCGCCAGAGAATGGAGGGAATGGGGATATGAAGGGAGTCAAAATTTACGACTTCGACCATGGGCCGGGCGATGCGACCGTAGACGAAGCTTGGCTGATGGAGACCTTTGGCAATGTGCAAGTGCACGATGCGGTAGCCAGGTTTGGACTGCAACCCGGCGACTGGTACTACCAACTGGCCTACCTCGACGCCCGCCTGAGCGACGCCAACATCATCATCAACGTGCGCGACGAGGACGGCAACCCGGTTGAAGGGGCGGAGACCGTGTTCGGCTGGCCGGATGCGCCAGCGCATGGGTTGTCTGCAGAGTGGCAATGGACAGAGACCGGCGTTCCTGGGCCGACCAACGTCAAGGGCGACTGCGGGCCGGGCCTGGGGCCGGGTGCCTACTACAGCCCTGACAAGGGCGAGCGGGGCGCTCACTTCGTCTGGATCGCTAGCCTCCCCTCCGACTACGTGGACGGCTTGGGCATGTTGGGCATGACCAATCATGCTCATCTCAACCTGGGCTATCAGGCCGTGGTGGTGGGGGAAGAAGAGGAGAATGGGGAATTACCGGCCAGCGGGGAGATCCAGGTGACCATCGAAGTCGGGCCGCGTCTGGCCGAGGTGCTGGCCTATTTCGCTCAGATACCCCAGGCTGGTTCAATCCCTGTGGTGTTTGAGAAGGACTAGTTTGGGACCACGTTTTGATGATCATCGCAACCGGCTGCGGATCTGGTCCCAATTGGATTTTACCCAAAGGGGAATATCGGGATCCGGATTAGGACCAGATCCGCTCACCTGGTGGCCAACAACTGGACACAAAGGGGCGAGCCATGAAGCTGGTCACTGTCCGAGTGCCCGAGGAGCTGCACCGCGCGGTTAAGGTCAAGTGCGCTGAGCTGGATCTGACCATGAGCCAGGTCATCCGGCGCTATCTGAGAGCTTGGGTAAACGATGAATGGAGCCCTTGGGACCAGATCCCTTCGATCGATGGCCAGCAGCTGGACACAAAGGCTGACAAATGAGTGACCGCATCGTCCTCAAGTGCAAGTGTGGCCTACCCTGGGCCTACTTGCAAAACGGCCAACTTGTGGTAGAATCTAAACACTATGGAGTAACCCATCTCAATAGGATCTCCCTGTCTAAGCTGGTGGAGTTAATGAGAAGAGGGGGAGAGTTTGAGCAAATACCCCTCTCGGTCATGGAGAAGATGCTAGAACAGTCAGCCGCTTAGTGCGGCACAACCTCATTTAAACAGTGCGCCGTACCATAGTGCGCCCACGTGGGCCTGCCAAGTGCCCCTCAACACGTGGGCGCTTTGCGTTTTTTGGGACCTGGTGCAGCTCGGCCGCGAGCTCGCTCTGGTCACAAAGGAGACACATGTTTGACAAACTCCGCCACTGGCTGGCGGGCCGACTGCGCGGGGCGGCCGAGAGGCTGGCCAGCATCGGCACAACCGAGGTCCGGGACCGGGCCGGGTGGGAGAACATCACCCGCGAGATCCCAACCGAAGATCGTCAATATGTCGAGTGGGCCGAGGACATCAAAGACGCCTTGGAGGCCTGGCGTCGCAATCCCCTGGTCCGTCAGATTGTGCGCCTGACTACCAACTACGTGGTCGGTGACGGCATCGGCATTAGCTCAGAGATCCCCACCGTGGACAAGTTCGTCCGCGAGTGGTGGTCGCATCCGATGAATCAGATGGACCTGCGCTTAGAGGCCATGTGCGATGAGCTCACTCGGGCTGGTGAGTTGTTCCCTGTCTTGTTCACTAATGAGTACGACAGGATGACCTACGTCCGTTTCATTCCCGCGCGGCAAGTGAATGAGATAGAGGTAGATAAAGAGGATTTAGAGCGCGAGCTACGCTATCATCGGCTGGGCACCGTCCACGATCTGGAAGGCACCTGGTGGGCCAGCCGGCACACCGCCGAGCCGGGGGATCCGATGGCCTTGCACTACGCTGTCAACCGGGCCATCGGCTGCGTGCGGGGGGAAGGCGATCTGCTGCCCGTGCTGCCCTGGTGCAAGCGATACACCGCCTGGCTCAAAGACCGGGTGCGGCTCAACCGGGCCAGGGTGGAAGGTGGCCTGTGGGACGTGACCATCGAGGATGAGGGCCAGGTGGAGGCCAAGCGCAAACAGTATGGGAGCAGCCCGCCTGAGCAGGGCTCGGTCATTGTGCACGGACCGGATGAGAAATGGCAAGCCCTGGACTTGAAGATCGACTCGGGCGACGCCAAAGAGGACGGCAAGGTACTCAGGCTGGCCGTGGCCACCGGGGCCGGGATCCCGCTGCACTTTATGTCAGAGGGCGAATCAGCCACCAAGGCCACGGCTGCCTTCATGGGTGGCCCGACCTTCCGGCACTACCGCTCACGGCAGGAGTACTTCTGTCATATCCTGTGTGACATCATCAGCCAGGCCTACCGTCTGAGCGGCAAACGCTACTACTCAGACCTGCGTCTCAAAGTGACCGTGACCGACATCGAAGAGCGCGACAACATGGTCATGGCTGAATCGGCTAAGACCATCGTCGAGGCGTTGTCTGCTATGAAGGCGCAGGGCTGGGTCACGGATGAGATCGCTATCTCTCTGGCCTTCAAGTTCGCGGGAGAGATCCTCAGTCAAGAGGAGATCAAGAGAATCTTAGAGAAGGCTCCTGAGCAGAAATCGGCCGGGAATGGGGGAGAGGATGGGGAAGATGAGGAGTTATCAGCCCTGAGGCTCCCTGTACTGATCGGAGGGGACAATGGACCCGGATACTGAACTCAACATCGGCGTAGGCGGCCAGCAGACGGGCGAGATGATCCGCTTGGAGGCTCAGCCTCTGCGCCTGTCCCGCATAGACGGCACGCGCCGCTACCTGTGCGACTTTGTAGTGGCCGGCCGGGTCAGGATGCGCAGCGGGGGAGAATCCAACTGGGTGGTCACCCCTGAGGCGCTGCAAGGCGCGGTGGACAAATTCAACGGCGTGGCCGTGTTCCTCAATCACCCCGGCTTCCTCGACATGGGCCGCAACGTGCGCGACCTGGCCGGCGTGACTGAGTCGGACACCCGCTTTGAGGCAGACCGCTTGCGGGGCACCATCCGCCTCTACCAGGACAGCGACGCCGGGGCACTATGCGCGGCTCTGTTCGACCAGATGCTGGAGGATAGCGACCTGGGCCAGGAGATCCCTAACGTGGGTCTGAGTGCCGTCTTTTGGCATAAGACAGAGTACGAGGACGACGACAAACTGACCACCGAGTTCACTCACGTGGAATCGGTGGACGTGGTATTCGGACCTGGAGCTAGAGGCGCGGTGCGCGCTGCACTTCAGGCCGTCAACTCAACGGGGGCAAAGCCCCAAGGAGGGTACATCATGAGCGAAGAGAATACAACCGCTCAAACGCCTGTAGGGGGCGGGGATGGAGCGCCCCCGGCAGTGCCGGCACCTGTGCCGGTCGCTGCACCGACAGCAGTTCAGCCAGGGCCAAGCCTGAACTTTAGCGGGCTCAGCCCGGATCAGGTGGCCTCGCTGCAGCGCACCAACGAACGGAGTCAGCAGCTCCTGGTCAGCCAGTGCGACGCCTATCTCAGCGCCCAGCTTCAGCTCCTGAGTGGGCAGCTTCCACAGGCCAGCATCCAACACCTGCAGCGCGAGTTCCAGGGCAGGGTGTTTGCTGCGCCTGACCTGGAGCAAGCCGTAGAGCAGCAGCGCCGCCTGGTGGCGGACTTGGCGCAAGCCGGGGCCATCCGCGGCATGGGCGTCACCGAGGGCTCGATGTTCAACGAGCTCGATCAGGTCACCCTGGCCTTCGAGAAGCTGATGGGCCTGCCGGTTCAGGAGCAGGTGCAACCGCTGACCGGGATCAAGGAGCTCTACCTGATGCTGACTGGTGACCGCTACATGCGCGGCATGTTCAACCCGGAGTACGCCATGCTCAGCTACACCACGTCCAGCACCATGGCCGAAGTGACCAGGAACGTGCTGAACAAGGTCATGATGAACCAGTGGACAGCGTTGGGAGAGGCGGGGTATCGGTGGTGGGAGAGGATCGTGCACGAAGAGGACTTCCCCACCTTGCAAGATATCTCCTGGGTGTGCACCGATGGCTTCGGCGACCTGAGCACCGTCACCGAGGGCTCGGCCTTCGGGGAAATCTCCTGGGACGACGACCGCGAGACGGCTACGTTTATCAAGAAGGGCGGCTTCGTTGGCTTAACCCTGGAGATGATCGACAAGGACGACATCGGGGCCTGGAAGGCGGTGCCGCGCGGCCTGGCCGTGGCCGGTATCCGCACTCTGTCGGCGGCCGTGTCGGCCATCTTTACCGACAACGACGGGACTGGGCCGGAGCTCAACGACAGCAACTACCTGTTCGACGCCACCAATCACAGCAACCTGATCACCCACTTCCTGGACCCGGACAACTGGGACCTGGCAGTGCAGGCCATGTTCGAGCAGGCGGAAGCGGGCAGCTCCAAGACCCTGGCTCTGCGGCCCAAGTACCTCTTGGTGCCGGTGGAGTTGGAAAAGCGGGGTAGGCAGGTGTTGGGCAGTGGGGTCGAGCCGGTCAGTAGCGTCTTCTATGAGAACGTGCGCAAGACGGCCATAGACAACGTCATCACCGTCCCTGAGTGGACCGATGAAGACAACTGGGCCTGTGTAGCCGACCCGGTCATCGCTCCCGGTATCGGGATCGGCTACCGCTTCGGTCGGGTGCCAGAACTGTTTACGGTCAC